GTCTGAAGTTGAGAAATCTATTCTTTCAGACGCTGTACATGAAGTTACGGGAGTTGAAAACATTTGGGGGAAACCCCAAATGAACCCAAATTGGAAGGCTTTCAATAAAACCCTTGACAAGATTGTGGATCCCGCAGATATGTTTTGGCCTGAAGAGATGCAACGTGCTCGTAATGACTGGATGGAGCCTCTCAAACCATTGATGAAGAAATATGTTCAGAAAAATGTTTTTCGACCCTTGACTGAGCATGAGATGGTTTGTGGAATCGATGGCGTTCGATTCATTGATGCTTTACCCATGAATACCAGTATGGGTTTTCCCATGTATGGTAAGAAGCACATGCATTTCCCTGAAGTTAGAGAGGGGGAAAAACTTATCACTAGAGAAATAGGTCCAGAAGTTCGTAAAGAGATGGACAGACTTCTCTCGTGTTGGAAAGAGGGGAAAAGAGGATACCCAGTGTTCTCAGCTTGCCTCAAGGATGAGCCTACCAAGCTCACCAAAGACAAAGTCCGAGTGTTTACAGCTGCGCCTGTTGCATTTGGTCTTTTCATTCGTAAGTATTTTCTTATGCCTTCGCGTTTTCTTTCTTTGTACCCTCGCGAGGCTGAGTTAGCTGTTGGTATCAATGCTATGTCTCCTCAATGGCAAACTCTCATGGATTTTAGTGAGAAGTTTGCCAAAGATGGTGATGGTAATTTTGGCATGGACTACAGTGCTTACGATACTCGCATGAATTCTCAGATGACCCGGGACAGTATGGTCAGTTTGATTCAACTTTGCGAGATTGGTGGATACCCTAAGGAGGATCTTGAAATCATGAAAATGATGATAGCCGACTTTTGTCATCCACTAGTAGAATTCAATGGGACTTTATTGCAATTCTACAACATGAATACCTCCGGTAATAACATTACGGTCCAAATTAATTGCCTCGGCAATTCGAAGTATATTAGAATGTGTTTTTATCGGTTGGTTAAAGGCGAAATATCCTTTAGGAAATTTGTTGCTCTGATAACTTATGGAGACGACAATAAAGGATCTGTTGCCAAACAAATACGACATCTTTTTAACTTTTTCACTATTCAGAAGACTCTTGCTGATGTTGGTGTGACTATTACTCCACCAGATAAAGAGGCTGAAGGTAAAGCATTTTTCAA